TATCCTTTAACCATCTTTCTACGTCTTCTTTATTTCGCAAACCATCTTCCGACTTGCCTTTATAGGCGAAGTCTTGGGCGGCTTGATCTAAAACTGCTCGCCATAGAGAGATTAAATTCTCTACGTCTTTTACATTTTCGGGCAACGGTTTGACCGAAAACAATTGTGATTGTTTCATTACATCTATGCATCTGCTTTAGTACTCTTTGAAAACTTGGCTAAGGTTTTCCAAGCACTCTCATTTGTATATATAGAGCCAAGAAAAGCCAAACCTTTTTCCTGTTCTGGTTGTAATGAATGTTGAGCATGCATGGTATCATGAATGATACCCTTGGCATGTATTTTCATCTTGTATGCTAACCATGACACATCATATAATTGATTCTGTGCCACCTTAACAATCTTTTCGTTTTCCAGGATTTTCTTTACCCAGTACCAGGCTGCGACTTCATTAGTAGCAGACCAGTAATTATTTAATTCTTTGTTCTCATCACGAAAAGGAACAACCATTGCAGTAGTAGGGTTGGGTGCAAAGCCTATACAAACAATAGAGCCTTCTGCTGTTTCAATATCAAATGCGAGAGGGTTGTCGTGATTTGCTTCACTGATAAATTTTTTTTCAAATTCATCCAGATCAGTAAGTGTAGGTTCAATCCATACATCTCTGTCTGTGTGTTGTAATTGCGTGGAGAGGGATTCTCTTTGTGCTTTCTGTAAGTCAGCTACGAAATGTGGTCGCCATTTAAAATTTTTAAGAACAGAGACAGGACTATAGGTTGGTACAATCTTATAGTTGTGTAGGTCAGAATGACGCAATGAGGTTGTGAAGGTTGCGCCTCTATATGTACCAATCTTATCTAGTCCTGTCAATGCCCACAAAGACAAGGAGCCCATAGGAATGATCACCCTGGGTTGAACGTCCTCAATCTCTTTGTGCAAACGTACTATTTCATCTTCAAATTTTTTCTTAAGGTATCCCTCTTTCTTTGGTGGTAAACTTGATCGCCACTCATTCTCTTTACCTAAGGCTTTATATTCTTTTCGCTTGTGAAAAAAATATTGAGTGTCATTTTGGTGGGGCTTTAGTTGTATGGTGTGAGTGAGCAAGCAGTCGTCGAGGTCTATCTTGGCAATGTCACAAAGTTCGCTGAATAATTTTCCCGTGCCCCCTTGCAGGATTTTATTAGCGATTGTTTCACTGTTAGTAGGGTACTCGAATACAAAAGCAATCTTGCAATCCTTGACTGATTTAGGTTTGCGAGACTCTATTCTTTTATTGACTGCGTACTCACTCATAAAGACACTACTTCTTAATGACGCGTTTTACGGACGCTACAAGTATGTCTTTATTTCTGCCGACCATCTCGTGTTTCACAACACCACTAAATGTTTGACCGATTGCTTGCTCAAGCAATTCGCCGAACGATGCTTTATCGCCCATGTCAAGTGCCTTCACTAGGAAAGCCTTTAGTGACAATGCAGGATTATTTTGTTGCATTGCTTTTGGTGTTGCCCAAAACTCTATTCGAGTTGGTTCAGCATTGGATAAATCTGAATCAGTAAGATCAGATTGTATGATTCCAACTGCCTTGCAGTTAATCCTTACCAAAGGAGTTTGGTTTTCACCCACCCTATCGGAACGATAAGATGTAATGGTGAAATCGTAACTGCCTTCGGGCAAGGTAACTGACTCAGGCACGTCTCCTGGAGTCATACTTAAAAAGTCATTAACATCAGACATTGGTTTTACCTCCTGTATTATTTGTTAATTTATTTTTCGCGTTCTTTTGAATAGCATCAAATAATTTTGCTAAATCCAATTCGTAATTAGCCTCTAATAATTTAGGTGCTGTTACTTTTAAATCCATCTTATGATCTGATACCGTTCGGAGTGTGCGTTCCACTCCTTTACTTGAAGCCCTAGTGTCTATTCGGCACACGCAATTAAAGTATCGTCCTATCTTAGTAGATAATTTAGAACCAACACTTGTCGGGTATGCTTTGGAAACACCTAAGTCTCCCTCCATGTACTGCATATGAGTAGTAACTACTACATTACACGGAACTTCCGAGCCCGTTATATACTGTATGATATGTTGGACATCACGCGCCGCTGTTCCCCACTCGGGTTGAGTAGGTTGGTCTGTTGGTTTTTTATTATTAAAAACCAAAGCACCACGCAAAGCTGATTCGCCCATCAATGTCAAGCTGTCTATAACAAGAACATCTTTATTAGTCCACGATTTAACGGGACCGAAATCTTCATCTCCATCTTTCCACTGCGTAATTAATTGAACACCCTTGCGAAAAGCACTTGCTTGTCCGAGAGCATCTTTTAATGTAACATAAGACACGCGTTTAACTGCGTCCTTATTTAGAAATTCAGGGAGAATAGATAAGCCGTCATCATAATCTAATATGCGTAAGTTATAACCTGCATTTGCTAATGCCGCCAAAGCCGAAGTCTTACCAGACCCCGAATCTCCCACGAGTAATAACTTTGTATAGTCAGATGACTTGTGATTTTTTATGTTTGCCATTCGTCTCTCCTGTAAAGTTTATATTGTAACATTTTTTTAAATCCGTGTCAACTCTTTTCTAATATTATTTTTCCCAAAGCGTAGATTAAAAATCCTACTCCCATATTAGACATTAAGATTGCTATTAATAATACATCTGTTAGTGTCATATCATTGTCCTCCGCATTGTGTTATTAAATTAAGCAGTACCAGAACAAAAATTACTCTAGTTAAAAAACGAGGGTCATAGTACCACGATGGTGGTTCTTTGGTTCGCTTACCTTGTCTCATGTTATGCGTTTGCTTTTTCATAAGCCTCCTTTAAATCGGGGTGTGGTTCTTTTTCAAAGTCATTATCCAGGAATAAGTTTCTCCGGGACGGTGATGAGCTGCACACCTCCTTGAATCGACAGCCACCATAGTTATTACAAGCAGTGAAATCCGCTGGATAGTATTGCTTGTTAAAATAATTAGTTGACGTATCTAAAGTATGCAATGCGTCTTCATACCATTCCTTAATTAAATCTGTCGGTACGTTGTATACACTGCGATTGAATCTTGTGAAATGAACTCCCGTTTGCACTGCGTCCACAATAAACCCCACTATATCCAAGCCAAGAACTTCCCGTGCGGCCCAGAGGTATGCGAATACCTGGTTGTTCGGCATGAAGTTACTAAAGTAATTGGAGTTGAGTGTACTCTTTGTTGTCTTTACATCACACAAATAAAGTTTGCCATCTAACTGAACTATCTTATCTATGCGACCAGAAAATCTATAGCCATTACCGAACGGAACTTCAAACCTCTGCTCAAGACATGGCTCTCCGTCTGGCATGGTAGCTATTTCAAATAAGTCTTCCCAATATTCTTCGGCTCTCCATACTATTGCACGAAGGACTGATGTCAGACCACGTGCCTTGTCTTCTGCCTGGGATAATGCTTCCCCATATTCCAGGAGTACAGCCTTGATGGAAGATACCACAGCCTGATCCTTTGTTGAACCCTTGCACTTTTCTGCATCGAGTACTTCAAATCCCATATGCACAGCAGAGCCGAAGCCCGTCGCCATACCATAAATCTTTGACCTATATCCTTGCAAGTTTGTGTAATTATATAAACGGGGGCATGAAAGGAATGATGATAGACTAGACGTGTCCCATATCTTTTGAATAGGTTTGCCGTCTTGGAGTATAAACTTTTTTAATCTATCTAGTTGTTCCATTACGCCTCCTTTACAAGCATAGCTAGTGGGTCTTCCTTGTACTGTTTCGGTTTTGTTCTCGCCGCTTTGGAGGTGATGCGTTTACCTGCACTCTCCGTTGCACGAATATTTTCCCGGGTCGCCCTTAAATATTTAACGATTTCATTTATGTCGTCATCATTCTCGGCTAGTTCTATTGGATCTTTTTCCAATAATTCTACGGGAATTTCCAACTCTTGTACTTCTTCTTTTTCTTTAGACATGCTTACTCCTCTCCATCAAGTTCGTCTATTGTATTAGGTCTTGCCAATGTAGTAACATTGGGTTCGGTTTGTCCAGGAACTAAGTTGATCGCCCGGACGATAGCATCGGGACTCGTGATTAATCCAGACTTAATCTTCTCGCTTGGATTATTCATTATGTATATTCTCTTTTCCTTTTGCCATACAAGTTGTGCGTTCTTTAAAATTTTCTCGGCTTCGTCTTTGCTGTCAGCTTCGACAATCCAATGCTGCGTGTGCATATGCGAAGTCGTTATATCATATTTCATATCAAACTCTCTAATTTTTTATATAAACTAGTTACTTGTTTTGTAGAATATTTGGCGATAGTACTTACAGCTTTTAATAATTCTATATTATCTTTGCCGATTGATTTATCTTTTGCTACTTCCGTTGCACCAAATTCGCAACTCTCAAAATTCTTTTTCAAATCAAATAAATTATTTATAAGTTTATTTACTTTTTCAAATCGTCTCATTTTTAATGTTGTTGGTTTCATTCTCTCATCTCCTTTTATTGTAGTAGTAGTAAAGTATTATCATACCCACCACGGATATGATAATCATATCAGTTAAACTCATTTCTTTCTTCTCACTTTCAATCCAAGCCTTATGCGTCTTCGGTTGCGTCTCTTTACTGACCCAACTTTTCTACGACCCTTATGCTTTTTTCTTTTTAAGTCGGCTTTGCTCATCTTGTTTCTCTCTCCTTACATATGTCTCCACACCTTCATGGCTAGAGACAATCCAATAGTCATCATTGGTTATATGTTTTCTTCGTTTATCTTCGACCACCCTCTTGCGATACTTGGGTGTTCGCACTTCTTGTGCCATTGGATTTCTTTTCTTATTCATCACACTTGATTGGATCTTTTACCTTACTGCAATAAAATTCCCTTGCTTTTTTCTTGTTTGATTTCATCTTGCGTTCTTGTTTCTTCAGTATCTTTTCCTTCTTGGTAAGGTTTGGCTTTTCCTCTGTTATAATATCAATAACCTTTGCTGTCTCCTTTGCAACCATAAAGGCACAGCCACTTAACATAAGCACACATAATAATAAAATTATTTTCTTGTACATTAATGTATCGTTGGTTTTAATAGGTTGCCATTCTTAAGCCAATCAAATTCGTCTAGGTCGTGTCCATCTGCAAAGGCTTCAACCAAGGGACCCTTCTCCAGGATTGCAGCTACTGTGCTGCTAAACATGTGCAGCGTGTTGGTCGTACCACTATCCATTAACATCATACGCAATCCCAATTCAATCATTGCTCCGTTGATGAGAGGTGTAGAATATTTCTTTGCCAAATCCATGATTGGTTTCCTCATCTCCTCGATGCATTCTTGAAATATCTTATCCATTTCTGCTTGATTCTTCATAAAGTTTCTCCACTTTCCGTCACTAAAGTTAAGTCCTCCCGTTCCAAGACACTAGATATAATGACCTCATTATCTGTTGCCTTAACAAGCAGATGATTATATTTATTTTCATCTACTTCCTCTCTTCCCTTCATCTGTTCCTTGTATGCTTTTACATATTTGTATATACGCATACGCAAAGCAAAAGGTTGAGTTGTTTTTATGTTAACAGATGGTTCTTCTCTATCACTGCTGTCCAGATATTCAACTGCCTTATCTAATGCGTTTGAAATATCTATCGAGAGGGATAGGTTCACTGTTTTCGGATTCCACACCATACATTTTCTCCTGCTGTAATTCGTAATCGTCTTCGTCAAGATGCATATCATCTAAATCTTGTCGGTCTAATTCTTCTGGCATAGGACAACTGTCAGAAACATACTCCTTGTCCAGGAGTTTCTCCTCCCGAACCCCGTATATTGCACGAGGACCTATACCTTTACTCCATTTTTTTTTAATTTTCTTTTTCATTTGCTACTCCTTTTAAAAAAGTTTGTGCTTATATAACACATAAAGCATAAGAAGAAAAATGTCAAGATGTTTGGTGTAAAGAAGAAACTTATCGCCCCTAAAAACCAGAACCCATAGACAGCTATCATACTTAATACCCCTCCTAGTTTATCCACTCCTTGTGTCCTTTCTCATTTACTATATTTCTTTGAGTAAAACCTACAGCTTTCATCTGTTCCTCATCTGTAATATTAACAAACATCATTGCGTTTGTCAACAAGCCTTCTTCATTTACAATGTCCACAATTATAGGTGTGTAATCTGCGTTAGATTCCATACGATTAATTACGTCTATTGATTTTAAATCTATTTCATACAACTCTCCTTTGATTGACATTCCCTCTTTGCTTTTTAAATAAGCGATAGGGAATGCGTTATGGTAGTCTACTAAATCAAATACCGAATGCAATGTATAGTATTCTCCCAGGAATTTTCCGTCACTCAACAGGGCCGCCAGTCGTCCTTCCTTTTTTAAAGTTCCATAAGTAAATAGTCTTACCTTATATGGATCGCTTAAAGTTTTCATATTATGTTACCTCCTTTAACTGTATCATTCTTACTATGCAAGAACGAGGAATGGTTGTGCCACCCCCACCCATCTGTGATTCTTCATCAAAGGAAGAGATGGTGATGACTTTTTCCTGGTCTTGATGAAGTATCCAACCCACAAATTCTACGGGTCTTAACTTCTGTGCCTTTAATTCTTTTATATCTTGCCAAGTATTGTCATCACTCATTGCATCTATCCATTCGATCTTCACCAAATCCATTTCACTACTTTTCATAAGTCACCCTATATCTTAACATAATAATCCCATCTCGTCAACACTTTATTGTTATTTCTTTTTCTTTTTTTTCAGCTTGTCAACACTTTGTTGAAAGTCCAATACATTCCCAGGAAGCAGAGCTTGTGCGTCAGGCTCGAACACAACTTCCTTCTTGTCCTTTATAAATGGCTCAACGATATATGTGCCATTGTCCAACCATATTTTTTCTATTTGTTTAGCCTCGTTGTTAAGACATTTAGTCCACGCATTTTCCTTGCTTACTGCTGTTACTTCATAACGACAATGTAAAGTTTCCCAAGTATTCACTATGTATTTCATATCATTATATCCTTTATCATTAACAGAACTATACTGAATATGGATAAGTATAATATCATATATCCAAACCCCAATGTAAAGTCCACCATTTTATCCCAGGAATTTTTGTCCAACTCGCTGGGTGAACCCTTATCTTTCTTCATATAAATCCCCACTTTCTCTGTCCTCATAGACAGCCTCGCCTTGTTGAGTTTCGCCCACTAGTCTATCACATTCCACATCTATATCATCTTCTTCCATTATTAAAACTTCGTCATCATCTTCCTCGAAGGCTGATGGAATTGATTCAATTATTCTTCGTTCGTCTAAACCACTTTCTAAGTTTTTCAAAAACTCGTCCCAGGATTCTTCGTTCAGCGGCCCCACGGGTGAAGCAACTACCTGCCGTGTCAATTTCCTGGCTTGCATTTCTTTCTTGTGTTGTATTGCTTTTCGTTTCTTCTCTCTTTTTTCTATGAGAGTTGAATCATATTCAAACAGCACTCGCCTACCTATCTTCTTAACCTTTATGAAGTAAGGCATTCTGCCAGTGATAAGATTTTCTTCAAGCCAACGTTCCCATCTTCGCTTGTGTTCTTTGGCATTTTCCCTATACCTCAAGCGATAGTATCGAGGTAGCTTGTCCTTGTTTGTCGGCACTATGCATTCATAAAGAACATCTGTTCCATCACGAACACACTCCTCACCCATCTGATTGTCCTCGTCATCATAGACAGGCTCAAAGATGGGAGAAATATATCTAATTTGAATTGCATTGGTTGGTATTAATGGATTCATTTTTCTTCCTCTATTTTTTCAATACAAACTTCATCATAATCTTGGCTAACCCACTCATCATAATCTCTTTTTGCATCTGAATAATTTACATAGTAATCATCAACACCACCTACCCAAACTATATAATTATATTTCATTTTTTCTCCTTGTTTAATTTCTTAATGTATTTTCTAGTTATTTCTCCTTTGATTTCCCCCTTTGATCTTCGAGGTTTTCTTTTCTTCGCAATTTTTTTCTTCTTCTTCTTGCACCCACATAAAAATTCTTTCTCATCTTCTGTGAGTATGTGTTCCAAGCTGTTCGCCCTCTCCAAAGCCACAGCAATCCTTTCCAGAAGCTTGTTAGTTTTCTCCTGGTTTATGGCTTGTGGCTGTAAGATGTGCCATATATCTTGAATGTCAAATTTATCTAGACTCATATTGCCCCCTTGTTCTTGCTTGTTATCATTATGAATGGTCGTGCTACTTTAGATACACGATAGTTCATACAGTTCCAAGCCCAGGAATCTTGTGGTGGTTGGTTCACGGGTAAATCATCTCCACAATGAAAGTCATCTGGGATTTGGTAGTCATCTATCATTGTATCAATGACCATATCATATAGTCTGTCACGAATACCTTGATGTTCTTCTGGTATGAGTTTCCATATGAATTTCTTATGGTATTCTTTTGCTCGTTGGTAATCCCAATAAGGTTTCATGTCGGTGTTATAGTCTTTAGGCTTTGGCATTTTTTTCTTCCCTTTCCAAATGTTCACACTCTATGCATTGATATTCATCATCACACATAGAACAATCATTGTCCACCATTTCTGCCCAAGTTTCCGTATCTTCTTGGTTGGTTTCATCAATAGGTAAACCACCCATACATCTATCTATAGCGTCTTGTTTATCTTTTGCTTTAACATTTTTCCAAATGTCTCGTGATGTATATAGTTGGTATACATTATAGGTTGGCATATCTTACCCCCTTATCCATAAGTAAGTTCCATAACAGATATATCCGAATAACATACCCATTGATAATCCTAGTAAGTAAATCATAATTGATACTAACATATTTATCCTTTCTCGTCAATAGTTTTCTTCGATTGTATCCGACAAAGTACCGATTGTATCCGAGGGTTACCAAAATCCCAGATGTGAGATATTCAAGCCACCAATTCAGCCATATATAACCTCTTATATATACACGATTTTTAATATTATATATATATTTTATATAAGAGTAATTATTATGACCTAGCACTAGGTTGCCCCCTTTCCTTAAAGTGGTAACCCTCGAGTAATGCCGAGTTCTATCGAATACAATCGACAGCCCCCAGGAATAAATCCTGTGCCACGCGGCTTCTCCGCGGCTTAATGTTCCTGGGTAATTCTTAATCAAAGAAATTTCCTCTTACTAATTTGAAGGTGGCTTTAGGAATGTTTTTGTTGTCATCATTTTCAAACCAAGCCATATGATTAATGCCTAGTCTATCCACGATTTGTCTATTACAAATCTCCATAGCTTTGCCTTCGTCATCAGCATAAACTGTGTAAGTCTTATCATCTATTATAAATTTGTAGTTTTTCATTATGCCCTCTCACTTGATTCATATAGTAATTGATTTGTTATTAAGTTCTGTTCCCAATCCATATCGTAGTTGTTGTGGTGTTGTGTCCACGATCTTACTGTTTGTTTCTTGTCGAATAGTATTCTTAAGTGTACAGTATATGGAGATATTTCCATAGCGTGTATGGGTGTCGGCACAAAGTATATTGTTTTTGATTCTGATGTTGTGATTTTTGGCAGTGTTCGTGATGATGCTAGAGCATTGATGCCACTATCGTATATGGATTTTTTGGCGAGTTCATACAGACCTTGTGCTTTTAGTTGTTGCACTAGGTATGGATAGCTAACTTCGGCCCCTCGAGTATTCATCATTTTCCTGGTTGTCATTGGTATTGAGTTTGAATCTGTCGCTAGGTTTTCCCAATCCTCTAGTGTGATTGGTGTTCCCTTGAATGCTATACCATATTCATCTTCTTTTAGTTTGCTGAATGGTTTTCTTTGGAAGGACACACCCTCTGGATTGAAAGGGTGTGTGCATATTCCGAATGATATATTTGTTAAGTATATCCTATCACTTAAATCATTAAGTGATGACCATTTTCGTTTGGTTGATTGACCATTTCTTTGGGTGTCAATGTTAAACTCTTGCTTGTTTGTATTGAAGTAGAATAAATGTGGTTTGCCTAGTGTATACATTTTAATTACCCTCTTTCATTTGGTTTAATGCTATGCATGCATCATCATCATAGACTAGATCGTGCAAGTATTGTGCCACACCTTGTGGATTTTCTTCAACAATTTCTAAGATTTCTTGTGCTGTTGCCCCCATTAAATCTTTTTCACAAACAGATGCACCATAATCGTGAGGATTGTGGATAGTTGTGTTGCTTTTATCCCAAAATTTTTGCTGTTTCCAAGATTGATTATTATTTCCAGGAGTTGTGACTGTTTGGTTGCTTACACCCGAATACCCATACTCATCATCTTCATTGGCCCAAGCATTCCAATTATTTATGCCATAAGGTAAAGGTAATTTCTTTTTGACTTCATCTTTATCAAAGTCATATTCATAATCCCTACTCATAGCATATGCACCACTTGGCTGTAAGGAATAAGTATTTGATAACCACATATCATCAGTTTGTTTTCCCTCTTGCTCATTTATGATAGTAAATTCTTCTGTCTTGCTGTCCAAGAATAGAAGTTTATCGCTACCTATTGTATCAGCTAACATTTCTTGCCAATCATTATTGTATAATAATTCTGGTTCATTTACTAGCTGTGGTTTCAACACCCATTTAATAAATTGATGTGTGTCTGATTTATTATCATCAATCATAGGTGTTGGAAGTTGAGGGCCATTGTGCATTACCCATAAATCTCTACCATTTTCCTGGGTAGATAATATTTGGAATGGGTGCGACATTGACTTGCTACTTGTCCCATTTGTATTGAATCTAAAGTGTAAACCAATTGGCGTGTCTAGATTTTTATAACTATCCCAAACTTTTTGGATAGTTTTGAATGACTTTGGCTTACCAATTTTATGGATATGCACCTTGCCTTTATTGTGGAACATTAAACCAAACCCATCATCATTGTTAGAGTAAGCACAGTTCATCATATTGTCTGTGATTACTTGTGGATTTTTTGCTTGTATAATTAAGCACATAATAACACCTCTTACCTTTCTTGAGTTATGCTATGTTTTTCTTTTCGATTGCCAAACCATTTGTCCAATCGATTTTTCTAGTTGGCTTACCTTTACAGTAAGATTTTCTAGTCAGCCAACCATAGAAATATGGGTAGCTACTTCTATTCTGTGGCAGTTCACACCACTTAATAAAATCTGTATAGTATAATTTTCTTGGCGTTGTATTCTTAACAAAGTTAACTAGGCAATCTACAAATTCCAACACTCTAAAGAATCCTATACGTGATAGATTTCCTCTGAATATTCTTAATTCAATTGAGTTTCTATGGCTTGTGTTTACTGCCTCGTATTTATCTGTATCAGTTCTCGCCCCATCAGATATTTTCTTTGGAGATTTCCTCGCCCATTGATTACTGTTGCGACCTGCGACATGGTTAATAAATTCCTCATTCTTCTCATCATTAATGAACACTAGGATTTTACCTATGTTGCTTTGTGACAATGCACTTTTTGATATGTGTATATGTATGCCAGTTGTATCTGTGTTCCAGGATTTAAGATGGTTTATCGCCTCATCTCCACTATCAAAAAATGGTTTCCAATATTTTTTGTGGGCATTCAATGTTGCTGGACAACTTACGATTTCAAATCCATTTGATAAACTACCATCAGTTTTTAATAATGCAAATGGCGTGTATCTGTGCATTAAATTATGCACTCGTTCAGCTATATCACTTGAACAATTTTTTCTTCTCTCAACTTCTAATTCCACACCATAATATGCTGTGTTTAGTTCCACTCGTTCATTTGGCAATGTTGTTAAACTTAAATCTTGCATTACATCATAATCATATTGGTATATATAATCGTCTTCATAATCTGGTTCTCGGTCTTCATCTAAATCTTCATGAGATACATAGGTATCTCTGTATTCAGAGTAACTATAGTGATCGTCACAGCAAGATTGACAAACAAGATAATCTTCATAGCAAGTTCTCATATCTTCTTCATAATCCACTTGTTCACAATCGTGGCAAATCTGGTATGTATACTCATATAATCCTAATAATTTACCAATTTTTTCTATGTTTCCATATCTGTTTAAGTGATTGCAATTACATAAGTCACCCAGGAAGCTATCCACAAATTCAAGATCAGCACTTGCAACACCTTTTCTTATATCTTTTATGTACTCATAAGCATTACGATATTCATATGTGGCACTGCTACCTTCATATTTCCAATCTCTTAAATGTTTTAATAAACTAGTTTCTAAAGTCATTTCAACCACCTTTGTTTCAAGTCAACATTAATCTCATTCATTTCAAATAATGATAACTCATCTTTGTCATAATCAAATTCCTTATTTAAAACTATTCCATAAGGAATATTATTTATAATAGATTTTTTAGGTTTATTATATGTCCAATACTTCCATTTCTTTTTATGTTTTAATTTCATAAACAACCTCATTATTTATTGTTAAATTATCCTAACATTTTATTATGTCAGAATTATGGCAGTGGTCCCCAGGATTTCCTACCATATGCTCAAACCATATTCTTCTACCATATTCTCTACTACTTCTTGCAATTCATCTTCATTATTAAATGCAATCAGTAAATCGCTGTGATAGTTTTTAAAATCTGTAATGACATCAGCGACTATCTCATTTTGATAATCCGATTGATAGTTCCCAGGAATTAGTGTTGCTATCACATCTTCAGCTTTATCTTGTGCATTTTCAACTTCTCGTTCCCATAGTTTTTTCATTTGGCCCATAATTTACCTCACTTTCTACTATTATGGATTAAGAATACAACCATCACAACCAATGCAACCATTGTATAAGTAAATGTAATATAATCTATTAGCATGTTAACCTCACTTTCTCAACTGAATAAAATAATCTTGATTCATCTTCTAAAATATCCTCAATATATTTTTCTGTTTCTTGTTCAGTTTTAAATGTTTCTGATAAATAATAACTTGTCATATTATCTTGATATAAAATTTTATAATTTATTAGCATATTAAACCCCCTTTAAATATTGTTTAACTTGACTTAACTCTTTTAATGTTTCAACACTTGGTAAAATTTTACCATCTGTTGTTATTGGTTTAATTACAAAAACATCTTTTTTAATTCCATTAAACATATCAGAAAATTGGTATGTGTGTTGGATTAAAAATCTAGTTTTTGATTTTACACCCATTAAAACTTTATAACTAATATCATTAAAAAATCTTTTATTTTCTGGTGTAAAATATGTTGGATTAACTTCTTTAAGTTTTGTAAATGTTTTAATCATAATTATATATCCTTGTGTATTGTTTTATTTAAAAGTCCAACTATCTTTGACTTTATTCCACTCGTTCAAAAATTCTTTGAAAGTTTTAAAATACTTAATATGAGGAAACACCTCATCAAGTCCATTTTTACAACGAGCAATTTTATCCATATACAATTCAATTTTTTCATCTTCTGTATATGAATTGTATTTTAAACAATTATAAAACCATTTTTCATTCATAATTATATATCCTTGTGTATTTTATTAAAATTAAATTCCATAGTTAACTTCCTTTCCAGGATTTTATTGCTTTAGGATCAGTGAATGTTATTTCTCTCATGTCACTTTTTTCTATGTTTTTAACATATCCTACAATTTCATTTACTTTACTAAAATCATAGTTACCATAAATTGCCAATGAGAAATCACTTTCA